CCTGGTCTTATTAAAAAAGACTGCGTTGTTTTAGATTTTGGCACAAGTGTACTAACACATGGATCACTTGATGAGGGCGTAGATCTAGATGGTGCTCAAGCGACCACTGGTGGTGCAACACCACTTAAAAATTGTCCAGAGTGTCAGTCTGAAATACCTTTATCATCAAGAGAGTGTCCTATCTGTGGTTATGAGTTTGGAACTCAAGACAAAGAAATTCTTGAAAACTTCACCATGACAGAAGTTGATCTTATTGATAGATCACCTTTTAGATGGCTTGATTTGTTTGATAACAAAAGATGTATGATGGCAAGTGGTTTCAATGGGTTTAGTTTAGTAGCACATTTAGATGACTTGTCTGTGGCGATTGTAAAGCGAAACAAAGGGCGTTTGCGAATCATTAGTGTTGGTACTAAGGAACAAGCTATAGCGTCTGCTGATGACTTTCTAAGAGGCGTTGAAGATAGTGATGGCTCAAAGAAAGGTAAAAGATGGTTGAACCAAGGCGTAACCATACGTCAGAAAGATGCTTTGGCTAGTTTAGGTCAGTTTATTAGACCTATGGATTTTAGTTGGAACAAATACAAAGCCGCTTGTTGGTTAAATTATTTGTGGAATAAAAAGGACATTGATGTCAAAATTTTAAATTATTATGAAGGAGATGACAGTGCATCGCAGTGAAGCATTAAAAAAAGTAGATTTAATAATTAATGGGCCTAGAGCTAAAACTCATGGCAATGCGTATGATACGCATACTAATATTGCTGCAATGTGGAACATTTTACTAAGAAAGAAACTAAAAGAAGATTTAGATATAAATGATATTTACAGATGTATGATAGGGATTAAACAAATTAGAAACAGTCAAAATCCAAAAGTTGAAGATAACATGATTGATATTATTGGGTATGCGGCATTAGCGATAGAGGCAAAAGATGGCAAGAATGGTAGTTGAATATACAATTCAAGAAGAAAATGAAGCAGGTGTTGAGAACTTTAAAGATGGCAAGATGTTTGTTCAGTTTAGTTTTAATGACACACCAGATGACACAGTAGATAACTTACAAAGAGCTTTAACTAATGTAATAGATAAGAATAAACACTACGTTTCAAACATTAGTTTTGTTGCCAAGTTTGAAGGTCAACAAGTAGCAGAAGGACGTTTATACAAAGAAGGAGAAGGTAGATGGATAAACCCACAGTCGGAGACGATTCACTAAAAAACTTAACCAAGTTATTTACAAGATTTGGTTGGAACAAAAAACTAAGCGAACTAACTGAAGAGGAGATAGTCGCAACAATCTTAATTATGCAATTTTCAAAAAGGATAGATTCAGATGAACAATATACAAAAGACAGACTCGACAAATTACTTCTTGAATATGTCTATGAAAAGCAAGACGAGTCAGAAATCAATGAAAATGACATCCCTTTTTGAAGAAACTATTGACAAAACTATAGTTGATAAAAACAAAAGAGAGCCTAGACGTAGATACTTAGGTGGATCAATGCTAGGCGATAAATGTGCTAGAAAAATACAGTATATATACAAAGGTCAAGAACCAGATGAAGACAAAGCTTTCAACGCACAAACCCTTAGAATATTTCAACTTGGACATGAGTTAGAGAACAGTATGTCTGGTTGGATTAGAAATGCTGGATTTGATATACGAACAATGGACAGTAATGGAGAGCAGTTTGGTTTTTCCATAGCAGGCGATGAGATAAAAGGACACATAGATGGTGTCATATGTTCTGGTCCTTTAAGCGTTGGCTATCCAATGTTGTGGGAATGTAAGTCTGCTAACGATAAAAAGTTTAGAGATTTTAAAATGAGAGGCATAAAAGCTAATCATACATATGAAGTGCAAGTGGCTTTGTATCAAGCTTACATGGAGCTAACAGACAATCCGTGTTTGTTTACAGTTGTCAACAAAAACACAAGTGAAATTTTTTATGAGTTGGTTCCGTTTAATCAAGACTTAGCCCAATACGCTAGTGATAGGGCAGTTGATATATTAAAGGCTACAAAACAAAATGAAATGCTACCTAGAATAGCACAAAACAGAGATGTCTTTGATTGTAAATGGTGTCAGTTTGCAGATACTTGTTGGGATGATGGTTGATGGCGGCACGGAAGGTAGCAAGGTGCCACCATCAGGGGAATGGTAATGAACATTATTAAGTTTGGCAATAATAAAAGAGGTATGGATGCTAAAGAACTCGTTGAGTTGATTAGTGATAAAGTGCCATCGCATATACAAATAAATTTATTAAAAGACACTTATCCACAGGGTGTTGTCAGAGGTGATCAGTTTACTATTGGATCATTAGGTGGAGAGGCAGGCAAGTCCTTAAAGATAGACATTAATCCAAGGTCACCATACTTTATGAAAGGTCAAGATTTTAACGGAGCAGATGGTGTGGGTGGCATTGTTAAGATTCTGATGGAGGGTAGGAGTATGAAATTATCAGAGGTCAAAGAGTTATTTTCAGATTATCTTGATGATAACAAACCAGTTGAAGTTGAAACTATAAGCTCAATTATAAAGCCAGACACACCACAAATAAACATCAACACACCATTTGATAGTGAGCATAAATATCTTAATGCAGACGGAGAGTTATTGTGTCTTGTACGCAGATACAATACAAAAGACAATGAGGGCAATCCAGTATTAGATGGTCATGGTAAGCCCAAGAAAGAGTTTAGACAATTTACTGGTGGTAGCAATTATCCAAAGATGCCAGATGTACGACCACTTTATAATATACCGAACATTGTGGCATCAGATAAGATTATATGGGTAGAGGGCGAGAAATGTGCAGATGCACTCAATGAGCTTGGATACACTGCAACTTGTACTATGGGTGGTGCAGGTATGTTATCAAGAAAGTCTGCAAACTTATTTGACTTCTCACCATTACATGACAAAGAACTAGTTATATGGCCAGACAATGATAATGCAGGTCGTAAGGTAGCCGATCTAGTTCAAGAGTTATCTTTGAATGCTGGAGTTAAGTCAGTAACAACATTGACACCACCAAGAGGTAAGCCAGAAAGATGGGATGTTGTTGACGCAGTAGCCGAACAATTTAATATCAATGAGTTTCTTAATGCAAATGTTAAGCAAGTTAAGAAGAATATAAATCTACTTGATGACAGTTTGTTAATAAACAGATTTGTTGGAGATGCACCACAGCAGAAGTTTTTAATAGCGAACACACTACCATTGGCAGTACCAATTATATTCTCTGCTGCAGGAGATAGTGGTAAAGGTATGATGACACTTGACCTAGCTATGAAAGTGTCTAGTGGTCAACCTATGTCAGAAGCGTTTGGTGGTCATATAAGTGAGTTTGGTAACTCTATTATCTTTACGGCAGAAGATGATGAATCAGAGATGCACAGAAGAATTGAAAGACTTGACTATGATAACAATAGATCAAGTTATCAACATGAGCTTAGAATTGTTAGTTTGCCTAATGTTGGTGGAGTGTTTCCTATATTACAAGAAACACATGATGGTTATAAGACCAGTATAGAATTTGATAAGTTGTACGAACAAATACTGCAAATGAAAGATTTAAAACTAATTGTCTTTGATCCGTTGGCATCTTTTGTTCATGCAGATGTAAACTCTGATCCAGCGGCAGGTGCGGCTTTGACTGGATTACTTGCACAGATAGCTACAGAAACTGGTGCGGCAGTCATTATGTGTCATCATATGACAAAGGTTAAAGAAGATGCAGTGGTTAGCACACCAGAACAAGCAAGGAATATGATTAGAGGCACGTCTGCATTAGTTGATGGTGTTCGTTGTGCGTTTGCACTATGGCAGATAGACGAAGCTACTGGCAGGAGACGTTGCCAAGACTTAGGTATAGATTATCAGAGAAACAAATGTTTTGATGGTGCAGTTGTTAAGTCAAATGGTCCTGCAAACAGAAACATAAGGCACTTCATTAGAGATGAGTTTAGTGGTTTACTGCTAGATAGAAGTGATGACATATCAAGATTACATACTGGAAGTAACAAAGAGATTAAGAAGAACGCATTGTTTAGTTGGATTGCTGATTGTGAGCGTGAGGGCAGAGCTATGACACAACAATCTGGTGCAGATGCAATACTACAACGTATGTCTGCCGACACAGATGCACCAAGTGTATTGAATAACTGCACACAAAGAATGATAGATGGAATTGTAAGAGAACTCATACAAGAGGGTAGACTAGCCAAGTATTCATTTAGCACTAGTGGTGGTAGGAAGTGGCTTGGCACCATAGATGGCGATATGAGCAGAGGTGAGTATGAGGCTACAACTGCGAGGGACAATGTATAAAATAG